AGATATTATCCCTATATTCCATAAGGATTTGGCAGAACTGGCGCCGACTGGTCACGATATGCCGCGATTGGTCACGACCACCGCTAGCGGTCAAAAATCGGCTGTAAACGAAATTGGGGATTTTGCGAAAGAGGTACTAGGCGTAGACCTAATGCCCTGGCAAAAAAATATATTGCACGGTTTAACGTCTATGGATGACAACGGCGACTACTTACACCGTGTTGGCCTTGTGTCTGTTGCGCGACAGAACGGTAAAACGGTTGCTATTGCGTCGCTTGTCGGTTGGTGGTTAACAACGCAAGGTAAAGCGCGCGGCCAGGCCCAAACGGTTATTACTGTTGCCCACAAATTAGATTTAGCTACCGCGTTGTTTACATACCTGGCGCCAATACTCGAAACCAAGTTTGGTGCCCACGTTTCTTGGTCCTATGGGCGCATGGTGCTAACAATGCCCGATAACAGCGTATGGTTTCCACGTGCGGCCACGCCTGCAGCTGGTCACGGTTACAGCGTCGACTTAGTGGTAGCCGATGAAGTTTGGGATATTTCGGAAGCGGCTATAGATGAGGGTTTGCTACCTACGCAACGTGCGCGCAAAAATCCTTTATTTGTGATGATGTCCACAAGCGGTACGCAAGACTCGAAAGCCATGTTGCGTTGGCGTGAACAGGGTCTACGCGCAATAGATAGCGGCGAACAGACAAAACTATATTTTGCCGAATTTAGCCCGCCGCCTTCAATGGACTTAATGACCCCCGAAGCCTGGGCGTACGCTAACCCCGCCTTGGGGCATACCTTAGAAATGGAAGTAATCGAGGCAGAAAGCGAAGCCCCAAACCGCAACGCCTTTTTACGCGCGTCGGTTAACACGTGGACAGCAACCCAAAACGGTTGGCTGGAACCTGGCGTATTTGAAGCCCTAAAAAGTGATGACCCAATACCGGCAGGCGGAATACTTGCTATCGAGGTAGACCAAGACGGCGCGCTATACGTCGGAGTACGCGCCGTACAAGTAGGGCTAAAAACGGCTATTACTGTTGCGTTTGTTGCGGGCACACTTGCCGAAATGTGGCGACTAGTTGAAGCCGAAATAGCGGCAGGCCCAACGCTACGTTTAGCCATAACGCCAGGCCTTGAAATACATTTACCGCCCAGCATGGAACGCCGTAAAACCATTGTTGGTTATCGCGAACTATTAAAATGGACTAGCCCCGTTAAAAATATGATTTTAGAAAACCGTATTTACCACCACGGCGAAAACCAGTTAATAGAACACGTTGAGCGCGCCGTACTTATTAAACACCAAGGCAGCGTAGCCCTATCGTCTACCCGTAGCCCTGGGCCTATCACGTTGGCTAGGTGCATGGTTTGGGCTGCCGCTTTAGCGTCAAAACCGCAACTTGTCGGCAAACCCTTAGTAGTCACAATAAACCGCTAATATCGTGTTGGCACTATCCGCGACGGCTTACCTTTTCGTCGGGAAAAGAATAGACCGCTTCACCGTGGGTAGTGCCACCAAACTTTTAATAGATATGGCAGACTAAACGCATGGCGTTATTTAACAAGGTCAACAAGGCCGCTATCGGTACCACCGTTAAAGCGGCGGCTGCTGGTTCAAATGTTGGCGCGTCACAACTAGACAATTTTTACGCTTTTACCCAGGGCAATAATAGGCAACGGGCTATGGCGGTGCCTTCGATAACCCGTGCGCGCGACTTGCTGGCGTCGGTCATTGGTTGCACACCGCTAAAAATGTATAACGAAATGTGGAACCCTGTTAGCCGCGAACTTGAACAAATTGAAATTGCACCGCGCGCCTGGACACGACAAATAGACCCTTCGCTTCCAAACAGCACAACGCTTTCTTGGTTATTTGACGATTTATTTTTTACGCAGCGGGCTTTTTTATACATTACAGAGCGTAGTTCCGACGGTTATCCAAAAAGTTTCCAGCGGATGCCTTCGGCGATGTGCACCACCACCGACCAGGCAGGTCCCGTTTTTTTTGCACCGTCTAAACAAATTATGTTTAGCGGTTTACCGATTGACCACCGCGACGTCGTACAATTTATTAGCCCGATACAAGGATTGCTATACACAAGTCCTAACGCAATTTTGACAGCGCTAAAGCTCGAGCAGGCCCGCCTACGCAACAGCTCAAGCCTTTTGCCAACTGGAACGCTTCGGCAAGTTTCAGGGGAGCCTTTAAGCGAACAAGAATTACAGCAATTGGGCCAGTCGTTTGAAGCGGCGCGCCTAAATAATTCTGTAGCGGTTTTAAACGAATTTGTTACTTACACCGAAACAAATAGCGACGCAAGTAAGCAAATGTTAGTAGAGGCAAGCGAGTACCAATCGAAAGAAATTGCACGTTTGGCCAATTGCCCCCCATACCTTTTGGGAATTGCTAGCGGAAGTTACAGTTACCAAAACAGCACCCAGGCTCGCCAGGATTTGTATATGTTCGGCGCCAAACTGTTTATGGATTGCATAGCCGAAACTTTGTCAATGGGTAACGTATTGCCACGCGGTACATATGTAAAGTTTGATATTGAGGATTATCTAAGCGAAACTTATTTATCCGAATACGACACACCCGCAGAAGTTGAAGAAGTAGGAGTAATGCCAAATGCTTAGATTAGTGCAACAAGAATTAACGCTCGACGCCGCAGGCCCTAACGGTATGCCACGCCGTACCTTGGCTGGCCTTGCGCTGCCGTACAACGTCGAGGCAACAGTAAACGACGGTACAAAAGTTATGTTTATGCCAGGCAGCTTGAACGCAGGTGGAAAAATGCCCAAGCTTTACCTAGGGCATGACAGCACCAAGGCCGTAGGAATTTTAACAAGTTTGGTTGATACACAAGGCGGCATGATGTACGAAGCGCGCATTAGCGAAACCGCTTTAGGTGACGAAGCCTTGGTATTGGCAGCCGACGGCGTACTCGACGCGGTAAGTGTTGGCGTAAATCCAACGCGTTTTAGTTACGACGAAAAAGGCACAATGATTATAGAAATGGCCGATTTTCAAGAATTGTCGCTAGTGCCTTTCGGCGCTTTTAAAGGCGCGTCAGTAGACCGCGTAGCAGCGTCGCAGGGTATCCCACAAGAACCAGTAGAAATAGATAACATAGAAACCGAAACACCTAACGAGGAGTTAGACACCATGGAACAGCCAACAGAAACACCACAAGTAATTGAGGCCGCAAGCGTAGCGCCAATCGTTTACGCACAGCCGCGTAGTTTTAAATTGCCTAGCGCTGGCGAATATATTGCAGCGTCACTACAAGGCGGCAGCGTGCTTGCAGAATTGAACGCAAAAATTCAAGCTGCAGCACCAGACATTACCGCAGACCCAAGTTTGCCAGGAATTTTGCCTGAAATCATAACGGGCAGCGTCTACGACTCGCTAAACCCAATTAGGCCGTTTGTCAGTGCAATCGGTACGCGCGCTATGCCAGGTGCAGGCGCAACATTTCGCCGACCAAAAATTACAGTACGGCCAGTAGTTGACGAACAGACACCCGAACTAGACCAACTCAACCCGTCTACTGTCACCGTGTCTAACTCAAATGTCGACAAAAAAACTTTCGGTACGTTTGTCACAATGTCCGAACAGGCATTGGATTGGAGTGACCCCGCTTCAATTAACATTGTTTTGAACCAGTTGGCAATTGCCTACGGACAAGCAACAAACACATACGCAGTTACAGAGTGCCAAGGCGCAATTGTTCAAACAACATCAGTAGCCGACACGTCAGACCCTGCCGATTGGATTGCCGCAATTTATGAAGGCGCCCGCCAAATTTCATTGAACAGCAACTACCTACCTACGCACATGGTCGTAACACCTGGTACGTGGGCCGCGTTGGGTTCATTGGTTGACAGCACAGGCCGCCCAGTATTCCCACAGATTGGCGCTATGAACGCACCAGGCCAGTTGTCGGCTTCAAACTGGAACGGCAACCCGCTTGGTTTGGTTTTGGTGGTTGACAAAGATACCCCAGGTTCATTTATGGGCCACGCCGCTGGACCAGCTGCAGGCTTCGAATTTTACGAACAGCAAAAGGGCGCAATTTCCGTAGACGTACCTAGCACCTTGGGCCGCACTATTGCGTACCGTGGCTACGCAGCTACCTTTATGGCAGACGCTACAAAATTCGTTAAGTTCGTCTAACCGAAAGGCGGCTTTACCGCCATGACGCAGGTATACCAAGTAGCGCATAAAACGCTATTAAGCAACTATGCAGTTTTAGAAACGCTTACACCTAACGAAGTGTATGTAGGCGCGTCTATTGTTGTTGCAGGCGTTGACGCAACTTTTAACGGCACGTATACCGTTTTAGATGTACCCGAATACTTGTTTATTGGCGTAGATGAATACGGCGATTTACTTTTTAATTACGAGGTGCCCGTACCGTTTCAAATTCTGTACGCAAAAACAGCAAGCGACGTTACGCGCACTACAGCAACAGGAACCGTAACGCTGGGTACTATCCCCTGCACATGGGTTACAGCCGGACAAGTCGAGGACTGGCTCGGTATAGGCACCGCTTCGGCACTCGATACAACTTTTCTTACTCAATGCGCTGCAGCTGCAAACGACTTTTGTTTTCAACGACGTTTAGAAAGCGGCTACATAGACCAAAAAGGTACAAGCCCAAGTAACAGCGTTACCCTGGGCACTATCGCCTATGGCGGTTTTCTGTATCGACAACGTGGCGCGGTAACAGATTTTGCTAGTTTTGACGGCCTACCAGCAGGCAACAGCGTTGGCTTGTCGCCAATGATTAAACAATTGCTAGGTATTCCACGCCCGCAGGTTGCCTAATGCCTGTTGCTTTTACAGACCTGTTAAACGAGGCGCTAGACGACTTAGCAGCGTCGCTAACGACCATTACGGGCCTGCAGGTAGTAACAGACCCCCGAAACCTTGTACCGCCTTGTGCGTTCATTGACGCACCAAGTTTTACCGTGTTCGCTAACAACGTTGTAGAAATGACTTTTCCCGTACGCATAATTACGCTTGGGCCTGGCAACCTTGACGCGCAACGGTCACTACTTAACTTGGCTAGCAAAGTAATAACCAAGAAAATTGGCGTAACCGACGGGCGCCCAACTATCGCAGTAATTGGCGGCAGCGAACTACCCGCCTACGACTTGACCATATCCCTACAAGCCCAGGCAACCGCCTAGAATAGGTACAACATGAAATACACAATTATTAGCCCCCGCTTAGGTACCCCAGGCGACACTTACGAACCAGTAGACGGCGTTAACGTCGACGCGCTCGTAGTAGGCGGCTTTATAGAACAATCCACCGTTAAGGCGCCTAAAGGTGCTAAAACTAAGACAGACACAAACGAGGAGTAAACACTATGGCGACAACAACTTATTTATCATCACCGAACCTAACAATTAACAGCGTTTCGTTGCAGGACCAATGCCACGGCTTGACTTTTACGCGCACTATCGAGGCGCTAGAAAGCACCGCTTTTGGTTCGGGTTCGCGTGTTTACACTGCAGGCCTAGAAAACTCAACGTTGAGCTGCGACCTATATCTTTCATTTCAGGCCAGCGAAACTTACGCAACACTAAAAGCACTTGTCGGCACTCAAACAACTGTTTCTTGGTCAAGCAGCGCCACAAGCCCAGGCACGGCAACAAATCCCACCATGACATTGACAGGGGCGTACTTAGAGGCCCTACCATATGAAATGGCCCTTGGTGCTTTAGGACAATTAAGCATTACTTTTACTGGCGGAGTGTACTC